GCCAAGGATTTGTTCTACTCTTTTATTATCAACAAGAAAGATGCGATTAAACAAACCAGAGCGCGTATATTCTTGTAGAACATTTCTCACAACACGCTCTTGCATGATGTTCCTATGCCCAAGGAATTCTAAGTCTGGCTTAATGTAAAGAATGTTGACATTTTTATCTTTTAAATTTTTTAGTATTTGAAGAGATGCGCCAGAAATCATGCCGGATCCAGACAACACAAAAAGAATATCATCTGTAGTTTTATTAAAGAAGGTTTTCATCGAGCGAATGGTTTTTTCATAGTCTTCGGGGCTGACTTGCTTTTTGAGCAGGTGGCAGTTTTTATTTTTTGGATTTAATCCTTCAGAATCAATCTTCAAGATATTATACTGAGGGTACTCTGCGAACTTATCGGCAATAGCACAACCGGCTTTTCCAAGCCCGATTACTGTGTCCATTCGATCCTCCTCATATCCCCGTAAGATTTACCAGCGCTAAGGTTGACTTGAAACTTGCCGAAAGGCGTTTGAGAAAAGATACTCAACAACTCCTCTACCAACTCTCTTTCGCTATCATCAAAGTCTACAACAATACTATCATGAAGTGTGAAAGAAATAAAGGAGTTCTTGTTTTTAAGTTTCTCTGCAATTTTAAATGCTCGCGACAACACGACATCGCTGGTTGTGCTCTGTATTAAATAGTTTAGTGCGTGATGTTTGTCCGCTGAAATTACACGATCCATCGGAGTTATTACAACTTGTCCGTTCCAGTATTTTCTTAAAACGCTCTCGCGTTCGTAAACACGATTGGAAGCAAAGTCTTTTGATTGAGGATTGTAAAGCCAAGCAAAGATGCGCTTCTTTGCTTCTTCTCTACTTCCAACTCCGCTGTACACATTGTTTAAGTTCCAAGTGTGAAGATCTTCGATGGGCTGTTCTTTGCCACTAAGACCAAGCAGGACACGAAGCTCCGCTGCGTTGTAGTCAAGTTCTACAAAGTAATCGTTTGTTGGTTTAATGATAGAGCGATAGTCGCCATCAAGCGTAAGGATCGGGAAGTAGTGCTTGCGAGTTGTCATGCGCCCAGTCTTTGTACCCCACATATTGTAGTTGATATAAGGTTTAGTGAACTTGGACTTGTTGATAAAGTTGCGAACTTTAAGTTGATGGCTGTCGCGAGCAATCTCTGAGTAATCAAGGTTTAGTTTTCTTTGACTGATATCGTATGTTAGTTCTGCCAAGGAGCGAAGGAAGTCATAGTTCGCAGGCTTGGTGTTGGTGCTGACGATATGATCTGTAATCTTGTTCTTGACCTCGCAATATTCAAGTAGAAATCGTTGAGGCACAAGGTCAAAGAAGCAGTGGATGTCCATGCTTATTTTTGCAGTGGAAAATGACTTGTAAAAGGCATTCAGACGGGCGTTAATGCTGTCCCAGCGGTGTCTAAGAAAATCAGGGCAAACTTCATTTAGTGATTTACCTCCGACGAATAACGAGGCAACAAGAGCACCTTTTTGTGAAAAAACTGGGTTATAGTTCCAAGTCGCAGTTACAGCGTCGAAATCAAATTCTTCGCAGTCATAGATAAGTTTGCCGTCGTGATAAATACCGACGCAGTGTCTTTTATCGTCTAATGTTTGAATTAGCAAGTAGCACTCTTAGTATCCACCACCACCGCCAGATGAACCGCCTGATGTAGGTGTGCTTGTTTGTGCTGGCGATGTTGAGGTTCTTTTTTCCGACATCATTTTAGTTGGGTGACGTAAAGTTTTGTAAGCTTCATTAATATAACTCTTAGCGGTATCGATGTCAATGCTTTTATTTAAATCTTGTGCATTTTTTATAATTTTATCCAAACTGTTGCCACTATAAACGTTATTAAGTTCATAGTTTAACACTTTGGCATATTGTGTAATCCAATAAGTCGTGTCGTATTTTGAGTCTAAATCATTTTTTGTCAACATTGATCTTTTAACGATCTCTCGAACACTTTCTTCACAAGCGATTTTTAAAGTTGGGACTGGAGTTGGCTGCGTCGTTGCCCTAAAATTGTTCGCTTGTATAGAATATTTGCTTGCGCTAACTCCTCCACTCTTCTTAACCACAGATCTAATTGGATAGTCAGCAACGTAATTGTTATAAAATTGAATAAAATAAATTCGGATCAACTCGTAATCGTAGTCAGATGCTTTATAATAGTATGTGTCAAATAGATTTTCAAATGCAACATCAAATTGCGACATATATTCTTGCATAATAGGAGAACCAATGTCTGCAACGATTCTACCTGGGTAATCTACGTCCGCCATAAATCCAAACTTTTTAAGAGATTGCATATAGAATTTAAAATTTGGATCTTGATAAAAATCTTTAGCTTTCTTTTTGTCATTGTTATAACCAATAAATGGGGTAATTTCAATTGCAAGACCAGTTACAGACATCGGGCAAGCTTTGGATAGTATAAAGGAAGATCTGCTCAATTTGACCTTTTTGCCTTGGCTTGCAAATAATTGATTGATCGATCTTACAAATTCGTCAAAGTTTTTAGGATATGAATTTTTAACACCAAGTGCTTCAGTTGGGTTTTGAAGATATTTATTAACAATACTAGAATATAAATTATTGATATTCTTTGCATACAAATCGTGCATGCTTTGCCATCCTCTTGTAGGTTCAATAATATTTGGGTTGTCGCCTTTAACTACGCCTGCATTAATACCTTTAACATAATAATCTCTAAAGTCGGTAAATGCTTGCGCTACAAAGTTTAAAGCATAATAAGTCTTGCCAGATGATTTATTTGGATTTGGCAACACAGACAAATATTTTTCAGATGGATAAACAATGTCTCCATTGAGATTAACTTTGCCATAAAAGCGAACAAGTGAGGAATCATAAAAATTATCATAATCCGAAAAAGGCACAACAGTGTCAAGATAGGCTTTTCTTAAATTGAAAGTATTTCGAGATCTTCTGGCTTTTTTGTTATCTAATAATCTTGTCATTTTAGTTTTTTCCTACGTTGACTCATTCGGGGGGAGGGGGAGCCGGGTATCCAAAATCTCCTAATTCACGGTCAGAGCCTGTTTCATTTTGTATATCAAGTTCAGGTTCATAAGCACGATCCTCGCGTGTAGTAAGTCTTTCGGGCACTGGGGTTATAAGCGCACCGCTTTCTGTTGGAGCTTGACTTGCGTTAGTCGCTAACGCTAACCTACCAACAATTGAAGTAATATTCACATCCTGAATGAACGTGTTACTCCCTCCGATGCTATAGCCGTCTCCAAAATCCTCCCAAACACTTTCAATTATAGTGTTCCAAGTTGCGCCTCCTGTAAAGTTTAAAGTTTGTACTACACGAATAATTCTATAATATCCTCCAAGACCAAGTAAGCGAGCAGGCGTGGCGACATTTTTTGCATAGCCAAGTTCAAGTGGTCGAGGATCTAAATAAAACTGTGATGTTGGTTTAAAAAAAGTTGTACCAATTAGTTCTAGTGTTGCATTATATCTTTCACTTAGAATATTTGGACCTTCAAAATCTTCTCCATAATAGAGTTGACGCCCCTCAAGAAGTCTTGCCTCGCGGACTCCAGGCATGTCAATTTTAGAAAAGTTTATCGACTGTAAGATACCGTTTGTGGCATCTCCAAAAATAATGTGTGGAACATTATCTCTCTTATCGACTGTTCTACGATTTGAGTCAGTGCGATTGGGTTTCTCAACATCTGGGGCTTGTGAAATGATAGTTAGTGGTTTCGTGTATTTATTTGCATTTTGAGATATATTCTTAGAGAGTGCTCTGATTGATGAAATATCCACTGATGTATTAGAAAACTCACCGCTTTTGTTTTGTATTGTTGAGAGAAAATCGTAACGCTGTGATTTAACAAAAATTCTATTTATTAAAGGTTCTGGTGGTTCTTCTTCAGAAACGATATCTTCGTTATATTCCTCTGACAAAACTTCTCTCAAAAATAAAATCAATTTGTTTAAATAATCTCTAAGGTGTAGGTTAGTTCTTGTGCCTCCGCCCAATTCACCATAATACCACTCACTAAGTTTCCTCATCGAGATGGGCACATTTGCTATGTTTGTTTTAATCGTCTCATTTGGATTGCCTGGATTATTGTAACTAACTTCCGATGACACAATCTCTCCAACTAACTCGTGCAGTTCTTCAATTTTTATGTCATTATCTCTAAGTTGATTTAGACGTGTCTCTCTCGTAGCACCTGATCGTATTCTTTGGTCACCAAAAGGGCTACCAGTCTCTGAATAAAAAGGGGCAATATATGATTTAAGATATCTGTCCGATATGTCTGCTGAACTTTTACCGGCTCCGACAACTGCCGTTTTGTTCCTGTCCCGCTGAGAAAGATCTGTGACAACAAAGTAAGGTGATATAGTTTTTACTTTTGTGTCAATTTGTTTTTGACCAGTGCCAAGCCTATTATTTGATGCAAGAACCTCAAGTGCAACTTCTATAATATCTCCAAAAAATACATAATCTATATCTACAGTTTCTGCTTCAGGCAGAAGACTATTATACTGATCTAATTCACTAGCATCTTTACCTGACACAACTCCCTCAATTGATGATTCATAATTTTCTCGTTGAGTATTTCCTTCCTCCACTTCTCCTCTAAGAAAAAAATCACAAGAATTAAATGGTCCATCAACTTTATTTTGATTGCCACCGATATTAACTTTGTCAAGTGATACGATTGGTTGAATTTTTGCTCTTAATCTTGACACTCTTGATAATCTTTCAAAGACTGCTGCGGATTTGCCCGCATAGTCCCAGTCATCGTCGGTTCTGAACCTGCTCTTATTATAAATAATACTAAGGGTTGGTCCATAAAGACCGCCTATTAAAAATCCAGCTTGCATTTTTCTTATTAGTTGTCTTTTGTTTTGTCTGTCCTCTATTAGTTTGTCAAGTTTTCTTGTGGCGTCCTCATCAACAGCGCCTTCCTCAGTTGTAGGATTAATTTGTCCTGAGATTATTTGCTCAAACTGTTCTCTATCGAAGTGCTTAAAAAAATCAAATGTTGTATGTTTTTTAATTACTCTTTTTAAGTTTTCCACATTTTGCGTGAAAACAGCGCCGTTATCTCTAATTCTTTCTAATATGTCTATTTCATCTAATAATTGTAAGCTCATATCTGAGAAATAAGGGTCGTATAATAAATCCGTAACTCTATCAAGTTTTGTTGTGCCATGCGCTCCACGATATTGAATTACCAAATCTGATGTACCATCTGGATTAAAAATTATTTCATTAGCAACAAGTGATAACTCTAAAGTCTCGGTCTGTGAAGCAATAATTCTTCTTATGCGCTCCATTTCTACCCCGGTATACCCTGGAATGTCTTGAATATCACCATACGATATTTGAAGTCTAATTCTTTGATCCGCCTCTTTGTTGACGTATGGCAGTGGCATGTCAGACAAAATTTGTTCTCTTGTTTCTCTATTAGCAAGATTTGCACTTTTTGCACTTTCTTGAAGTTGAGCTAAGTTTGTGTCATCTAAGTTTAATTTTAACAAATCCACCCAAGAGATGCCTCGGTTAACTACATTACTAACCGAAGCGGGAAGAGAAAAATTGCCGTTCTTGATTGCGCCGGGATATTGTTTTTCAAAATAGTTATCTAATCTTGTAGAATAAAGCGTAATTGTGACTTCAATATTAGTATTTATTTCTTCTAAGTTGCCCCCAAGGTTTGAGATTTCAATATTCTTTACAACAACTCCCTGGTTTTCTAATGTGTTTTCACCAGTTATTGAAGTTTTTAATTCAAGGTTAACTCTTTTACCTATATCAAAAACAATAGTTTTAAATATCTTGTATTTTGGTTTTAATTGAATTCGAACTTCGTCAGGTATATCAGTAACAAAATCAATTTGATCAGGTGTCGAAAACGCATTCATTAAATCGCTTATCGTATCTGAACTGTCTTGCAGCGTAGGATCAACTGCTGTTTTTAAAAATGTTAAAGGTGGCGCAACACCTCTATTGCCCCGAGCAAAGGCGAGCCCGACTGAAGCTTCTTGCACCGGCTTGTTTCTTCGTGCTTTGTCAACTAAAGAATCTGTATTGGCAAGCAAAAAACCTTGTATTTGTGTTACACTTACTTTACTGTCACTCATAATTTATAACCATTAAATATAATATAATACTTGCTCTATTGGCAGTGGAATTTTAACTAACTCGCCTTTTTTTACATGTCCCTCAGTTGGCTTCTGATTATAGAAGGCGATAATCCACCACAAATCAGGTCTGCCATAATATTGATTTGAAAGTTTAAAATATCTATCTCCCGTTTTCCAAACATGAGTTGCCTCTTGTAATTTGTTTTCAGAGTTTGGTCGGAGAGGATTTAATTGCAAAGTAGACAATTGTCTAATAGCTCTAACTCTTTTTCGAGCTAATATGTCTTCATATAAGTCGGTATCATTTGAAAAAATAAATCGTTCTTTTCTTCTTGTTGTGGTAGTATATGCCATGTTGTAAATAGTTTAGTAAAGTTTTTAGCTATCCGCCGTTTAAAATGTTGTTAGATGAATCTAAAATTAAACCTTCTCCTAATTGAGGATCCTCTCGAAGAAGCTCTCCTTCTGTAGCTCTCCCAGAAACACTCTCTGCTTCTTCAATAGTATATTCATCGACCATGTATTGAGGAAACTTGTTTCTATCAATTGGTCCAGCGCCGTGTGGCCAGTCTTCTGAATAATCTGCTGCCCAGTAATTTGGTCTACCTGGGCGGTTAGGTCCACCAAATCCTAAGTAATTTGTATGAAGAATGGTTAAGCTTATTGTCACATTAATTTCTTTTGGATATACTTTTCCTTTATCACTGTGGTAGACAAATGATGTTTCTGGAAGGTTTCCGACATCAAAACTTTCTTCTTGAAATAGTCCAATTGGAGTGCCACGCCGTCCTCTGCGCTCTGGTGTTTTCGCGACAGGTGTGCCACTAAATTCAAATACACCAGCAT